GCCTTTCGAATTCGGGCCACTTTTTCCCACCCTTAATGGCTTCTTCTATAATCCTGTCTGCTTCCTCATCACTCAAATCCCACTTGTGATCTTTCCACCACTCCCCTGAGCGGCGTTTCGGTAAATTGTGTGCCACGACAGCACCTCCTGCGACAGCACCCCCAATTATCGCTGCTTTTTGCCAGTTTTGATTAGTTTTAGCTTCATTCTCGTGACATATATGCTTCTTTGATATATGAGAAGCCCCACAGGGCTTTCCCAGGCGTTTCTCTCCTGCGGCATCCCACTTGGTTCGGTTGGCCCAGTAGGTGTCGTTCATCCTTTCTTCAGCAGTATCCAGACCTAAGCGCTCCTGCCAGCTACGGCGGTCCGGTTTAGGACCACGCTTACCCTGGGGCCTGAGATTGCTGGTTTGACGACGGCCACGGCGGAACGCTGTGTTGCCCTCCTCCACTGTCTTCATAACCTTTGCGGCGACGTTGTAATCGCTGGTCAGCAACCCCTCCATCTTCTTGGTGGCTTTTGTCAAGCTGGCAATCCGGCGTGTAGTTATGGCCCGCTTGGCCTCGCGGCTTTGGATATCTGCGTTGATCTGCTGAATTGCAATATTCAATGAGCGAAGGCCGCGACGCTGCGCGGTATTTCCACCATTAGCCATGCGAGTCATCAAGTTGGAACGCTCACGCTCATAGGTGCTGAGCTTGCCCCGAAGACCCGTAATACTTGCTTGCACACGCTGGCCGCTGACCTGGGTACGAGCCAGGACCTTGCGCAGTTCTTTAAGTCTTTGAACGCCTTTCCTGTTCTTCACCAGGCTCGCCCCCATGTTGGCGCCGGCTTTAAAAGCTCCTACTCCGAGATTCACCACTGCAGCAGCGCGACCTGCAGCACCAGGGAGGTTGGAGAAGGCGCCGGCCAATGAAGATACGTTGCCAGCACGGTTCGCCATCCTGAGGGTGGCTTTGGGATTGCGCGAAGCCAGATAGGCAGCACCCACTGCTGCACCCCCAACACCGGCGGCACCCGCCAGGGTTCGCAATACTTTGTTTCTGCGCCGGCGGGCTCTCACACCCCGTAGCTGTGTCTTCTGGGCTTCCGTCAGCTGAACTGCGTTACCTCGGGTGGGAGGTGTTTCCCCTTCTCCCGTGATTCGGCAGTTCCAGTTTTTGGGAATGCAGCGGCCGCCGCAGAGCTTACCCCTGGCGGTGCACTTCCTTTGAGCCACTACGTCACCACGGAGGGCTGCCAGATAGAGATCTTTTGCGTCGGCTCTATTCGTCATGGGTACTCAACCATGGATGTTTTTAGATGTTCAATATCGCTTTCTTCAATTTGAGTCAGGCCCGTCTCCCGGCCAGGAACATAGGTTTGGAGCGCTCGCCTTGCGGACCGCGACGAGTAGAAGCCCAGCAACAGTGGTCCTGCTTCCATTGTGCCGTCTTCATGCACAAAATGACCGCGATAAATCTTTCTGTCGTTGAAGCGATTACCCACCAGTACTACGTTTTCAGCGTCGCTACGATGTCCCAGCTCATCCGTCAAAACACACATCCGATAAATCCCATTTGATGCATTGGCCATCAAAGTCAGGCCGTGCATGTGAATTAGATCTGCGGAGTCAGTATTGACCTGTTCCGGGGGCTGCTGTTCTTGTGATGCTTGTTCTGGGTTAAGCTGTTGTTCCAGGGCTGCCTGCTGACCGACAAAGCCCTGCACCATCGACTCCTGCTCTAACTCCCGCTTGAGCTGAAGAACCTGCCCCTCTTCCTCCAGGAGCACCACATCCATGCTGTATTTGGTGCCGGAGAAGCGGGATTGCCTGATCTCCGCCGGAGTCAGCACACCCATGTCAACATAGATCTTGTCGGTGTCGGCAACTTGCTTCCGTAGTTCGGCCTTGTCCTTATCCGATTCGGAAAAGTAGGGAGGGAAGTAGACGCTCCACACATCCGGCACTTGTCCCCTGGTGGGGCCTTGAGGTATCGAGAAAATGAGATGGAAGAACTGGTTGAGAGGTCTGCGGAGGCTATGCGTCTGATAGCGCTCCACTGACTGCGCCCAGCTCTTGTCTTCATATTTGCCGGACTCGGACAGGCCCCCTGCTGGTGATTGACCGAAGAGCAGAATCTTCGGCATATCAGCGGCGGCCACGAGGTCGTCGAGGAGCCGGTCGAACAGATCCTGAGCACCGGAGAGACTGCGGGAGGCGAAGCTCACTTCTTCCTCCGTGTCCAGAGCCATCCCGCCGTAAAGAGATCTGGCCAGAGCATTGGCTTCCAGTCGAGCTCGGAGTGCGGACTCCTTACCGGAGGTCACCTTGCTCGCGAGGCCAGGAATTTTGTGGACGAAGAGGTCCATCTCGTTGAGCATGGTCGCCATGCCATCGGTGGCACCTCGATAGCGCTTCCATACTTCATAGAAGGGCTGGAGATAGGACATGCCCCATCCTTCATTGATCAATCTTTGACGCCAGGGGAGGAAGAGTCCGTCGAAGCGCAGGACTCTAGAGCTGTGGACGAGCAGGTATTGGAGGTCGTTCTCTTTGTAGACCGACTTGCTGGTAGAGATCCGGTAGTATTCAGGGTTGCGGTAGTTGAGGTAGTTGTAGTCGTTGGGCGTAATTTCACGTCTTGAGAGGGGTACGAGATCTGCAATGCCCCGTATAAGCTCAGGCCGAACAGGCTGATTAGGCTCCAGGCCATCATCAAGTACCAAAAAGAGTGCAGAGCCTCCATAGAGTCGCTGCAGCTTGAGGGCTTCTTCAATGTAGTCAAAAAAGTCAAGGTCTTCTAAGTAATTTTCAAACGACTTTAGAGTTCCTTCGTAATCGTTGGTCTCTTCACTCAGTTTGATGGTTGCCTGCCTGGTTACAGCGGCTTCGGAATAAATATCAATGACGCGCCGGCACAGCGGGTCGTAGTACAGAGCCTCCAGCTCCTGCTCGCTGAGCAGTTTTGGGGTGCGGATGGCGTAGTACTCGCTCTTATCCTTCGCTGTACCCAGTCCGGTGATGGCGTTGATGAGCACGCCGTCGTTCCGGATTTCTGAATCCAGTCTGATTTCAGAAGTTTCAGAAGTTTCCGACAAAGTTTCGACGTAAACTCTTTAACTCTAGACTAACTAACCTCAAGGCTTCTTAAGGTGGGTGTCATTGTCTGTGCTGCATGCTGGGATAGCTATCAAATTAGATCGAGCCAGTCGGTTGTGGGTGTTGTAGCAACCGCTGAGAGCGCAAGAGCGAGGGCCATCACTGAGTCGTCGTGGGCACCGTTGCCAGCACAGCGATCCCCCGTTTCCAGCTGACGGAACATCAGCATCTCGTGATAAAAAGGATCTCTCGGAACGACGAGCTCTTCGCGTTCCAGGAAGTAGGTAATACGGTCGGTGTTGGAGATCTTGTTGGGCCGATTGGTGTTGTAGGGCTCAACCATGTACTTAGCCAGCGCCTTGGAAAGTACTTCAGAGACCACGGCACCAACGCCGTTCTTTTCGCAGATCACCTTGTTGGGCGCGAAGTTCTCCGCCTGCTCGATGATCTGCTGGATGCAATAGTCGCTCGACTTGTATCGAGTTCGAAAGATATTGACGACCTGGTATGGGGGCTTAGTGATGTCCAGGACGATGGAGCACCAGAAGTCGTCTCCTCCTGCTGCGGGGTCGACGGCCATGATGTAGTCGCGGTTCATTAGTCCGCACTCAATCAACTCCCCGTGGCATGCCTTCTCCACCAGGAACGGAGGAAAGATCTGGGCGTCGGAGGCAACAAAGTCCATCTCGTACTCCTGCCGCCAGGAGCGGTCAGTGAGCTTGGCCTTTGCTTTGGTCTTGGTTGCCCAGTTAGGGTCGGAGGCGTATATGGGAATACTGGAATAGTGAATCTGGAACCGGTTCCATCCGTCCGCGTCGTCGCCGTGCCACAGGTTGGCAAACATGTTACCCATGCCGTTGGGCGTGGACAGGAGGATGAGCTTGCCCCGATCACCCAGGGTTGCCATTGTCGGTTGGGCTGCTGTGTAGATCTCCTCAGCACCATCAAGGAAGGCGGCCTCATCCAGTACCACCACAGACACAGAAGGGATGCCTCGTGCAGCGCGGGGTGTTGCCGGGAGGAAGTAGATGGTACCTAACCCTTTGAAGGAAAGCTCACTGTTGGATTCAGTGGTGAACTCAATCCCTGAGTCGGCAATGCTGGCGGCTTGTGCTCGAATCCGTTTTCCTAAGGCGCCGGCGTCGGTGGCTGTCTTGGAGAAGACCACAGCAGCAAAGCCTGGTTCGGTAAGAGCACGACACAGTAGGTAGGAGCAGACCGTCTCGGAGGCACCTACTTGCCGGCTCTTCAAAACAATTGTGTACTGGCTCTTGCAAATTGAATCAATCAGACACTTCTGAACTTCGAAGGGCACAAATGGCTTGACACCACCGGATGTGCGGATCCAGGTCAGCGGAGCAAATTGGTCCCATTGATTGGCGGTAGGGAAGCGGGGTTTAAAGCCGACGGCGGTGGAAGTGAGACGTTTCTGCTCTTCTTCCTTGTCACGTTGCACTTGTAATTTCTCTAACTTCTCTAATCGGGTTAAGAGCTTGGCGCTGGGCATTGGCTTCGAGCTGTTCCAGGCGACGTTCAATCGTCCGCGCTTCATACTGCTTATGGGCGGAATCGATGAGGATCTTGATTGCCTGAACTTTAACGCTCACGCTTATTTCGGGGTTCTCATCATCAATAATTTCCCGCAGCTTCTGAATGGCCTCGGGTAGAGCTTCTGATGTGACTCCAAATGTGCGGTGAAAGATCTCCTGTTGGTAATCCCAAATAGCGTTGTTGAACTCTTCCAGCTGCTTCCAGGCGCGGATGCCCTCAGTGGAGCACTTGGCTCGCCTAGCTGCTTCTCGCCAGGTGAGGCCGGCTGCCAATCCTTGAGCTGCCAAGACTTGGCGCTCATTCAATTCTTTGGGTCTTTCCATTGGTTTGAAAGATTCTGTGCTGCTTCCTTGGCTGCCCAACGCATGCCGGCGGGTTGAATTACATAAGCAAGCCGAGCCAGTTCCGTTGCGATCTCAAGAAGCTGATCTCGATCCATCTTCTCTATCCCTTTTACCAAACTTGCAAAACGGAGCTGATCATTCACGCTTGCTTCAATCGTCATCTTCGTTCTCATTGCCAAAGCATCCCTCGTGTTGTTCTGCGAGTGCCGTGCCGAGGCGGGAAATCAAGGTTCGGGTGTAGGGGAAGGCGGCGTCCTCATTGCCTGCTTTGATGCCTCGTTTAATCATCCGGAACAACTCTTTGTTTTCGGAGCGGCTGTGCCTTGATTCCTCTAAGCACGCTCCCATAATTTCCTCCATAGTGCTGTAATCAACACTGGCTGCCACCTTGCGGGTGTAGGCGTAGGTAAGAACAGAAGCTAAACCCCACTCGTCATAACTACGGATGAGTTCCCCTTC